TCGCGGCGCCCGATTCCTTGCGGAGCAGAGCAGTCACCCACTCGCGCTTGGCCTGCTCCATTTTCTGGAAGTTCTCAGTTTTCAGGAAATTGCCAACGCCGGGCAATGAGCCCGTCATGTTTTGCGTTGCGCCGGAAAGCCCAAGACCCTCATTACTCACTTTGCCGAAGCTCTTTTCGGCATTCTCCATGCGATTGGCGAACTGCTCGGCCGCGCCCTGCACTTCGGTTTTCTTGCCCGTCGTTGCATCCGCAGTCGCGCGGCTGATTTCGTTCACGAAGGTCTTTCGATCGACGCCGGGCGGGATGGGGATCTGCTTGCCATCAGGGCCAGTGATGGTGCCGCGGTCGTCCCCGCCGCCATAGGCAATTTCGGCCTTGCCAGTCAGCGGGTCTGTGCGAAGAAGCGTGTCGTTGTCCAGCTTCGTGAAGCCGTAGTTCTTCTTTTCGAGGGCTTGGGCCAAGATCGTCTTTCCCGCTTCCGGGTTCATGACGGCAAACATGGCCTTCTGGCGTCCCACGATGGGAACAAGAGCCTCGTATTGAGCGCGGAGATTCTGTTGCGCAAGCGACCGCGTGTCGTTACCCGTCAGCTTCGCAATCAGGCCATTCGGATTAAACAGGCGACCGAGGACAGACGGTCCTTCAAGAGCCGGCGGGAGAGCGCCGCCAGAAGGCATCGGCGCCGGCATCTGACCCTGCGTTGGCGTGGCATTCTGCGGCGTCATCGCCTGCTGCGGCAAGAACTCGTCAGGACTGCCGATGCGCGGCATCTGATAGCCGCCAACCGAAATCGAGTTGTCCGACTGAGGCTGCGGCTGCGGCGCAGACTGTGCGACTACCGGCTGCGGCGCCGGCCCCTGAGAGCCAAGCGACGGCAAACCAGCAACGGGCGCCGCTGCGACTCCACCATTGAACACAGACGGCAGCTGAAATTGCTCCGGCTTGGGCAAGCTCATCTGCGGAATCGGACCGAATGGATTCGGCGCATCGGGCGTAATGCCGGTATAATTCCCCATTGCGTCATACTGCGGCTGAGGCGCAGGAGCGGCGGCAGGAGGCATATACAGGGGCGAGTTGAGATAGCTCAACAGGCCGCCAATCCCGTTTCCAGCGTTCGGAGCAGAGAGATAGTCGAGAAGACCAGCCATTGAGATCCTACAGGAAGTTCAAGAGGCCCATGACGCCGTTGCCGGAGCTTTGGCCGTTCGGCCCATTGGAGAAGCTGCCGATGCCGCTCATGATCTTGGCGAACTGATCGACGCCGGACATCTGGTTTTCGGTCCTGCTGGTGCCCGAGCTCGTGCCACCAAGTCCCGCGATGGGAACGCCGATCTGAGCGAGAAGACCGAGATTTGAGACCGGAATACCGAATCGCTGCGCCTCTGCTGCAAGGTTCGACTTCGCCGCCTCGTTCATGGCGTCAAGGCCAGTCCCGACCGAGCTAACACCAACGCCGCGATTGCTGTTACTCAGGCCCTGCAAGCCCGTATTAAGGCCCGCCGTGGTGTTGCCTGCGCTGTAGAGATTGCCGGCCGCGCCCTGCTGGTTCTGGACATTCTGATTGTACTGAGCCGCGATCGTTGGAGCCACGCCTTGCGCAATGCCGCGACCCAAAGCCTGCGAGTTGCCGCCGCTGAAGTCACGGCCCGCCGCGGCGAACTTGCCGTTGACGCCGTTAGTGATGTCCGCGGTCAGCGTGTCGATCGCCTGCCGAAAACCTGGCGTGCTATACGGATCATAGTTCGTGCTCGAGGCGAGCGGATTGGTCTGGTTGTAATATTGCTGATAGGCGTTGTTAATCGCGCCCTGCTGATTGAGCGCGCCGCCGCCGTTCAGCATGTCCTGGGTGTAGGACTGGATGGCGGGATTGTAACCGGCCGCGGTCGCGTTGTTCTGCTCGATCGTATTCAGCGCTTGGTTTTGCACGCCCGTCAGGCCGGTTTGCGGCAGATAGGAATTGAGTTGGCCGAGAATACCCGTCAGGGTGCCCTGTGCCGGCGCCCAAGGATTGGTTTCGCTCTGCTGCGTCGTCGTGCTGGTAGATTTGCCGCCCATCTAAAGGCCCTTCTCTAAAACGACGTGCTCGACGCGGTATCCGTCCAGCACTCGTTCCCATCCTTTTCGACCGAATATCCGCATCTTCATGCAGCCCTCGGCCCTCGCGTATTGCTCAATCTGTTCGAAAAGCGGCAACCACTGCGCCATGTCATAGCCAGAGCAGGCAGTCAGCACGCAAACTTTGTCGTATGGCTTCACAAGCTGCGTCGTCGCAGCCGCCATGATCTCAGAGCCGTTCCAGGCGATCCAGACGAGCTGCATTCCCGTCAGGACATCAGACTCAATGTCTGCGAAGCTGCTCAGACCAGTTCGCTCAACAGCAGCCCTGATCTTGTCGCGCACATGCGGCCACATCTCATCGACCTGAGCCGGATCGACGCAAATCAGATCAGGCGGCTTCATAGACCCCGCTCAGAAAGAGTGTTTTCCCATCTGCTCCGGGATAAGTGCCATCGATCTTGAAGATGTCGGCGCGCGTTGATGAGGCCGCAATGCGTGCATGAAGCTCAATGCCGGCGGTGTCGTCACGCGCAGACAGGCTGAAGTTCGCATTAGCGGCAGTAGCCGGAAGCGTAGTCCGCACCCAAGAGGAGGCCGTTCCGTTGGTCGTGATCGTGATCGTTACGGTAAAGAATGTGGTCTTGCCGATTTGCTTGTACCGGCCTGTCCCACTCACGGTCGTAAAAGACCCACCTGCCGCATCAATGGTCGGGGTGTAGGCTGCCCACGCGGTGCCAGTATCACCCGTGCCCCCATTCGCAACGGGTAGCGCACCAGAAACCTCCGACCCCAAGGCAATCGTGGCGGCGTGATCCTTGATCAGCTTACCCGTGGTACCGTCGTAAACAGCAAATCCGTTATTCGTTGCACTAGCCGGTCCAACCACGAAAGTTGCTGCGTCAGCTTGCAGCGTCGCGATGTCAGTGGTGTTCGTCTTGATCGACTTGGCCTGCTGTTGCAGCGCCATGTTCTGCTTCTTCGGATCGGTCTCAAGCGTGCCGGGCGCGTAAACCATCAGGTCTTACCGTCCGTTCCAACAAGCGGTACGACACCAGCCGCGAAATTCCATGCGGTAGATGCGGGAATGCGCACCTTGAACCGCGAGTAGCGCGTCGACCGGCGCATATCACAACAGCCAGTCCGCGAGTTACGGACGATCTCAACAGTCGATGTCGGCGTGTCCTGCTGTGTCTCTCGATAAGAGCAGGAGCCGTAGAAGGTTGGCGCGTCAGTGATGGGGCGGAAACCTCTGACCATGATTCGGTCATCATCCGTGCCCTGCTCCGCGCTCTCTAGTGTGGCTTCAAGATTGGTGCCCGAGAAGAAACCCATCTTGTGCGCGCTGGAGAACTGAGCGATCAACGGCTGCGTCGCAACAGCGAAGCTGTCCAGAGAGGCTGCGAGCGCGTCGATTGACGATGAAATGGAATCTAAACTCTCAAGGGTGATGCCAGGCTGGGACATTCCAAGCAGATATTCACCCGACATCGTAATCGGGAAGAAGCGGTCGAGAACGTAGTCGTAGCCGATGATTTTGTTGTATAGTCCGGTCGTGCCTGAGGTGGACTTGTATGCCCAGAATACGCGTGTCGACCGCGGGTCTGATGCTCCGATGAACATCCTGAGTTCGGTCTTGTCGAGATCGTTGAAGAACGTCCGGTCAACCTTCTCACGCCCGATCGGCTCAGGCAGCCCGCCAGGCGCGATCTTGAAGAAGCCCTGCGCGGAGTGGAAGAATGTGTAGATGCCGGCGCGAACGATGCTGTACGGCGCGAACAAGCCCTGATCCTGCGCGATGCGCTCGATCTGGAAAATCAGGTCAGAGCCCGGAATGTAGGACATCCGCCGAATGGCCTGGTCCTGAAACACCGTGCCGAACTCGCCACCCGCCACACCGCGAACAATGCCGCCGTCTGGGAAATCCTGATAATCAGACGAGCCGACGCCCGAGGTCCAGTTGGTGGTATCGTTCAGGCCAGACCACTGGATACGGAACGGATTCGAGAGTAGCCCGGAGAGCACAAGGAAGCGGCCGACAACCGAGATATACGAGGCTTGCGGCGGCGAGCCCGCGCAATCAGCAAAAGCCGTCGAGGACGCCAGATTGTAGACCTGGAGCGGCGCGTTCTTCTGTGTCGCGAATACAAGGTTGCCGAACTGCGCGAACTGCCATTGCGCATCACTCGAGAGAGACGAATAGAGCCACGTGACTGAATGCGTACCAGAGCCAGCCGACGACGTGTTGATTGCCGCCCCTCCGGCAGTCGCCGAAACCGTAAACGTGTTGCCGGTCAAAACCGTCTTGACGTAGTATTTCGTTCCCGCCGTCAACCCAGTCGGCAGTGATCCCGTCGTTGAGAAGACAACCGGGTCATTCGCCACAAAGCCATGCGACGCGAGCGTAACCACGCCGGGGCTTGCGTTCGAGATCGTGACCGTTGCGCCCTTGGAAACCGGCGTCCAGGAATAATCCGTGTTGCTGGCAAGCCAGAGCCGGTCGCTCGTTCCAGCAAAGACGGCAACCGATCCATCCGATTTCAGAGCGTAGAACCCGCCACGACACGCGGCAATCAGAGCTTGCGAGAGGATCGCAAAGTCAGGAAACGGCCCGTAACCATCCGCCCGCGGCAGCACATTGCTGATGCTGTACGCCTTCGTCTGGCTTTCGTAGTCAGATGCGTCGGGCTGCCAAGCTCCGAAGGGAAGCAGCGGCATTAGGGGGTGAGACCCATTACGCGAATGGCCATTCCCTGCCGCTCATTGAAGTCGAGGCTTGTGATCTCGCCAAATCCTTCATCGCGCCGCGCCTTCCACAATCCAGCGGGGTCCACGTCCTTGTTGAAGGCGTTGGCTTCAGCGAGAGAGCCGAACAGGTACACATCGAAATGATTGGTGTAGAGCCAGTTCAGGGCACTCGCGAGGGCCGTCGTGCGCTGATAGTAGGTGAATGTCAGCGCCGTATTGTCGAGCGGCTTGACCCGGAGAGACGAGCCCTCGATCGTGAAAATCGTTGGGATATCTGACGCGCCGTCAGAATACCAGCTCGCCCAAATCGGAGGCGCCACATATTCCAATTCTCGAGTTGGCGATCCCGACCATGTCACGCGACGATAACCGAAGAAGTCACTCGGCAATGTCGCAACGCCGCTCGATGGCGTCAGCGTCGTCGTCGTCTCTT